CAGCAGCGATCCGTCCGGTGACCATGCCGGCTTGCCGATGCCTGCGGCGGGGATGTCTCCGCCGGAAATGGTGATCGCCGACCAGTTCGAGGTGTTGTACACGCGCAGCCGCGGCGACGACTCGCACAGCACCGCGCATTTGCTGCCATCGGGGCTATAGGCGACCCCGTATGCGGCGTTGCCGTTCGGCACCCCGCCCGGTAGATAGCCCACGTCGATGCAGCGCGCCAACGACGATGCGCCATAGCCTGCAATCGAGACCACGGGGAAACCGGAGACCGTCCCAATCGTACCGGCAAGCAGCGTTCCTTCGGACATCGCTTACCCCATCACCGCACTGACGACCTCGACCGGTGCAGCGGCCACGATGGTCAGCGTGTTGAGCACGATCTTTCCCGCTACGGCGACTGCGCCCTGCTGCGCCGGGAGTGCGCAATGCACCGCGCCGGTGCTGTCGCAGATCTGGCCATAGGCCGCCGTTCCGGCGGCGTCCGCACTCGGGTCCTGGCCGGCGATGCTGAACACGAGCTGACCCGTGGTGCCGTTGACCGTGCCGCATGGGTCGGAAAGCGGCACCTGTGCGAGCAGCACGTCGGCTGCGTCGCGGATCCGGATGAACCCGGCTCCTGCTCCGGCGTCGATCAGGTCGCGGAACGTGGTATGCGCTGCGATTAGCGCAGCGGCGCTGAATGTCGCGACTGTGGGTGCAGGCATGGTAATGTCCTATGCAAGTTTTTCGACGACCAGCAGCGTGAGCGACGACTCGCCCGCGCCAGGTCGGTAGGATTCGAGCGAGACCAGGTAGCAGCCGGCGCGCATGGACAGCCGCACCTGCGCATAGAGCTGCACGAGCCGGTCGACGGCGGATTCGTGCTCAGCGCTGCGTGGCGCCCACCGCAGCTCGATGGTTCGATCGGCATGGGAATAGCCGAAATCGTTGAATACGGCGCCGCCGTCGAGCGTGGCAACACGGTTCATTCGCCGGCGCGTTTCGCCCATGCTGCTCTCGGGCAGCGCGTCGATATCGACCACGCCTGCCGGGTCGAATGTCAGCGCGGTCAGGACTGCTCGCACGTCACACCCCCAGCAGCATTTTCAGTCCATCGTTGTTCACGCGGACCTGGATTGTCCGCAGGATTTCCCACATGAACGCCTCGAGGTGTGGCTGCAGGCCAGCGCCGTCGATCTTGATCATGCCTTCGCCCGCCTGCAGCGCCTTCGTCTGCGCCTGCATCATGTCGATCTGAGCCTTCGTGAGGTCTTTCTGCAGGTCAAACGCCTTGTCGCGGCGCACGGACTCTTTCTCGATTTCGCGCGTGAGCAGGCGCCAGTCCTGCAGGTCCAGCTTTCCAGACCCAAGCATCCCCAACATATTGCTGAGCGTCTCGCCGGTGCTGGTGATCGACGTGTTCACCGATTCAAACGCCGTCTTCATCCGCTGGGTGTCGGCCTCGATTTGCGCGGTCGTGATCTGCGTCGCCGACTCAATCAACTTGAGTTTCTCGGCGTGCTTCATCTTCTCGACTTCTTCATTCCATCGGCGCGTCGCCTCTTCCGCCGCTTTCATGCCGGCCGCGGAAGCGCTCGCTGCTTTGCCGGCGGCATCAACCGCTGAGCCGAACATCTGCTGGTTTCGCACTGCGGTTTGATCGGCCTGGCTGAGCCCCTCGAACGCGCCGCGATAGCCCAAGATGGCGCCTGTGGCCGCATCCAAAATGAGCTTGGATGCCGTGATCGCGTTGCCGTAGCGGTCGACGCCTGCGCCGGCCTGATCCGCAACGCCGCCGGACGCAAGCAGCGCGGCATTCCATGAATCGAGCGCCTGCTGAGATTCGATCGTGCGGCGGACCACGGTTCCGAACGCGTCGACGTATTCTGTAATCGGCCCGTTTGTGATTTTGCTGACCGCGCCCGCCACACCGTCGAGCCCGTCGGCCAGGGGCTGCGCGGCACGCGCTGCGGCGGTCCATGCGCCGGTGGCATCGTTCCAGACCAGCGCGCCCGACTCGACCCCGCGATTGAGGTCGGCGAGCGAAACACGCACGCCGTCCACCGTCGCGCCGATGCCGACGAGCTCGTCTGCACCGTTGACGAGGTCATAGACCCATGCGCCGAGCGTGGTTTGCGAGCCGGTCAGGTTGCTGACCAGTTTGTTGATCGGCTCATTGAGAGCGGATCCGATCGCGTACCCTGCTGCCGCGGCCGCACCGACAAGGCCTGCGTTCCCGAGCGCGGCCGTGAGCAGCGGCACCGATGCGGCCGCAGCCCGGAAAGCGCCCACCAGGCCTGCGCCCTCCTTGACGATGAGCAGTCCGAGCAGCGTATTGAGGGCGGGCAGCGCGATATCGACCTGCGTCGCAATGCCTGCCATTTTTCCAGCGAACGCGAAAATCTCGGGGTCGGCTTCGGCGGCCCCCTGTCCGATACGCACGAGCAAATCGAAAATCGGCTGCAGGCTCTCGATGACGCCGGCGGTGTATTTCGACAGCCCGAGAAACGCCGCGCCGATGCCCTCGATTGCCCGTGTCAGGCCGTCGACGCTCGTAATGTCGAGCCCGCCGAACAGCTTCTGCACGGCATCGATAACGGCCTGGATGCCGTTTCGGAACCCGGACAGATCCGCCTGCTCGAGCGCAGTCGGCAGGTTCTTCGCCACACGCGCCATTGTCGATTCGATGTCGCCGAAGATGCCTTCGATGTACGCGACGAGGCCCTTTAGCGCCCCATCTTTGACGCTCGCGCCCAGCGCATTGAAGATGTTCGCGATGGCATTCGCGATGCCGCCGAATTCGTCCATCAGCGGCGAACCGATCTCGACAAGCATCACCTTGAACGCATTTGCTGCTTTCGCGCCGGCCTGCTCGATGCTGCCCGCCATCTTGCCGAATGCGATTTCGACCGATCCGGCCGCATTGCCCATCGACACCAGCGATTCTTTGAATGTTCCGGCTTGAGCGCCGGTCAGCGTCATGACTGCGCTCAAGCCCTGCACGTCACCGAACAGCCTGGCCATCTTGTCGGCGCTGCCGCCGGTGGCCGCCTGCACTTCCGTGAGCACGCCCGCAAACCCTTTCGACTTCAAGGCATTTGCATCGAACTGGATGCCAAGCTCGCCGGCCAGCTTCGTCGCTTGCTCGGATGGTTTGATGATGTTGCTGATGGCCGATCGAAGGGCGTCGATGGCTGTGCTGGGCTGGATGCCGGCCGCCGTCAGCGTCGCGACTGCAGCGCCGATTTCCTGCAGGCTCACGCCCGCCGTCGCAGCGATCGGCGTGAGGTTCGCCAGGTACTGCGACAGATCGCCCATCTCGATCTTGCCGTCGGCGATGATCTTGAAGAACAGATCCGACACCGCGCCAGCTTTGTCTGTCGACAGGCCGTAGGCATTGAGCGTGCTCACGAGCACCTCGGTTGTACCTTTGAGGTCCGCCCGTGTCGCCACAGCCAGGCGCTCGGCAGTCGAAATCAGATCGATCGACTTGCCGTAGGCGACGCCCGAGCCGACGGCTGCGCTGATCGATCCTGTGATGTCGTCGAGCGACTTCGTGCTCGTGCTCGCATAGTCGAGGATCGACTGCCGGAAGCGCGCAACGTCATCGTCCGACGCATCGAACAGCGTGCTGATCTGGCGGAATGCCGCATCGAAGTCGCCCGCGCTTTTGACTGCGAACGTCACGACGGCAGCGCCGGCCGCCAGAATGCCGGCCTCGAATTTCACTGCTGCGGTCGTGAAATCGCGAATCGGCCCGGTGATGTCGCCGACGGATCCCGAGAAGGTCTGCATGTTGCGCAGCGCGGCCTGCGTCGCCGCGCCGGTCTGGTCGACGCCCCTGAAAATCAGTTCGACTACACGCTGCGCATCGGCCATGTCACGTCATCTCGCATTCGAGCGCGCGTTGCGCTCCTTGTAAAACAGGCCCCACAAGGCGGTTTCCGTTTCGGTCAGGTAGCCTTCAGGGAACACGTCCGGCCGCACCTCAAACAGAAACCGCCCGCGCTCTGCACAGAGAAAGGCCGCAGCCCTTACTCCGGGGTCGGCGTAGAGCGCTTCGGCTTTCCCTGCTCGGCGCCCTGCCCCGTCAGCGTCAGGATGTTGTTGGTCAGGCTGTAGAACACCGTCGGAAACGTTTCCGCCAGACGCACCGCCACGTCACGGTTGATGCTGCCGAGTTCCGGGGATACCGAGCCAGCCGTGAGCATCTCGATCCGCCGGCTGACGTCGGCGGGCACGTCCTCGTCGGACAGCCCCATGGCTGACCGGATCGCGCTTGCCTTGTCGCCCTCGCCGGCCATCGCGGCCACCAGGGCGCGGACGTTTTCCAGGCCGCGCTCGGCGGCCTGGTTCGCCCTGCCCAACTCGGCCGCCGTGAGGCCGCGCACGACCCACACGGGGGGCTCGCCTTCGCCGAACCACTCCGCCAGCTCGGGCACCTCGATGGATGCCTCACGCGGGCGAAGGGCGGCGGAAAGGAACTTCTGCAGGTTCATCTTCACGCCTTCACATCGAGCGAAGCGACGCTGGGCGTGATGGTGCAGGCTGCCGAGAACGAGCCACCACCAGCCGGGAAGGTTCGGCCGATGCCGAGCAGGCCTTGCGTCAATTGCTTGGGCACGCTCTTGTCGCGGTCGGGGCGGAACTCGATCCAGACGCTTTTGCCACGCTGCGCCAGGAAAGCATCGGTGATGCCGTCCTTCAGGATTGCGCTGAAACTCGCTTGGCCAAGCGAGGACGAAGCCGAACCCACCGGGCCGTCATACGTGTCGGTCGAGTTGATCGAATACGTCGCCTCAGCCGGCACCCAGTCGCTGGTCTGCGGAATCGGCGCGAATAGCGGCGTGCTGCCCTTGATGTAGACCTTCTTCGGCAGGCTGCCGGTGTGGATCAGCGGCAGCGCCTCGGCGAACGTAACCTTGCCGGTGGCGTAGTCGAGCGAATACACCGGATAGTCGGCGCGCTCCACGTGCAGGCCCGGCACGGCGTAGATCTGCGCGGCGGACACGACGGCAGCCGCGCTGGTGGTGACACGCACCTGGCCGATTTCCACGCTGCCGACCGGAATCAGCGGCGGCCCGCCCGCGGCGCCGCGCGACTCCGAAAACGCCGTGCTGGCGCCGTCGGTACCGGCGACCACCGTCACCGCGCCGGTGCTGTCGATCGTGACTGAGCAGACCTTGCTGACGTTGGTGGCAGGGCGGGTGATCGTGGCCGTCGTGCCAGACACCGCCACCACGCCGCTGGCATCGGCGCCCGCGGTGCCGGCCGCGCTGACGGTCAGCGCCGCGACGTTCACGACGTTGTTGGTCGCGCTCGGGGTGATGGCGCCGCCCGTCAGCAGCCCATACGGAGCGACCACCGGCTCGGCGCCGGCGGCGTTGGAGATCGGGGAAAACGAAGCCGCGAAAACGGCGTGATCGCCGCTATCGGTCATGGCCTCGAACGGATAGGCCGTCTGCCCGGCCTCGTAACGGATGATCGGCTGTCCCATGGTCGGGGCTCCTTGTCAGGGTTCGGTGATGAGTTGCGGGTTGCCGCGCACGTGATGCCAGCGCACGCGGAGTTGAAGTTCTGCGAAAACGAATTGCCCGATCGCGGTTTGGATGCCCTGCCCGGTGTAGTCGATGCCATCGGCGAGTCCGCCGAAAGTTTCGTCGGCCGACAGGGCGCCGATCAGGGCTGCCAGGGCTTGATGCGCCTGCGTGCGCAGCGCGGCACGGGCAGCGGTCGGCGTCATTGCGCTGGTGTCGATGGCCGCCTGCGCAGTGGCGACGGCAACGGGCGTGACCCACGTTGACATGCCGTAGGCGGTCGCGCCCTCGTCCGTGCCGTCCTGCACGATCGTGACCGGTAGGTCGCGCTCGTCCTCGGGGGCTGAAATGCTGTACTCGCCGCCCACGGCGGCAGTGATCGCGGCAAGAAGCTGTTCGCGGATCGGCGTTGTCATGGCTTACGGCTCACTTCGTACCGCTCAAGCTCGTCGATGATTGCGGAATGCTCAAACCCACTGACAAAGCGCACGATTTCGATGCGGTCGACATCACCCGCTTTCATAATGAGCCGCACTTCGGCGACGTTTTTTGGGTCGATTTTGAGTGCCTTCAGGATTTTTCGGCCCAGCGGTTCGTCATTCATGCTTCGGCCTCGGGCGGGTACTGCTTGACCAGCAGGTAGCGCATCGCGTCGATCAGTTGCGCTTGAAACTCTGCCGACGCCTGCGGCATCACGTCGTCTCGCACGGTGTTGAATACTTGCGAGAGCGACGGGCCGTGCAGCACGTCGATCTTTCCGTCTGCCGTGCGGCGGGCGATACCCAGCGCATGCGAGCCCTTGAGCACGATGTAAAACGGCTTGCTGTTGCCAGGGTCGCCACGACCGATTTTCTTGGGGCTGCCGCTCGGCTTGATCTTGACGTAGTGCCCGCCATAGGGCGCCGGCGGGGGCTTGATCCAGCTTACGTTCTCGGCGGCAATGCCTGGCTCGGTCGAAAACCGGGACAGCAGCAGGCCGCGCGACGGGGTGCTGATCGCGCCCGTCAGATCCTTGCGGGTTGCCCGCCGGAAGGTCAGCCGGTCGTTGACGTAGCTGGCCTTCAGCGCCACCTGCTCACGAATCGAGCGGCTCGCCGCCGTCTTGATCTTCGGCGCCGCCTTGTTGATCGCCACCCGGATTGCGTCCGCGGTGTTGCCGCCGACGAACTCGAACAGACTGATCGCCTCGGCGATCTGTTCGCGGTTGGGCTCGATGGTGAATTCGAGGCTCATGCTGCGGTTACCCGGTGCTCGAACTCGTCTGAGCCGATGAGGCTGTCGACGGTGAAGGTGCGGCCGGCATACTCGCCACGCACGATGTCGATCACATCGCCACGGCGGGGCGCCTCGCAAACCTCGGACTTGCGCAACGCGATGACGACTGTTTTCGCAGTCACATTGACCGTTGAGCCGTACTGGCTCACACCGTGGCTGATTGCGGCAGAGCACGCCACAGCAGCCGAATCGCGCGCGGTGAAGATCGCATCGTCGCCAAAGTGGCCGAAGATGCGATCGACTGCGACGCCGAACCCGGATGCGAAGCGGCTCATCGCCTATCAGGCCCCGTTGGC